AAAGGCCTGCGATTACCAGCAGGCCTGTTATTAGCTCAGTGATGTAGATGGTCATTTAATACTCCGTCACGTTTTCCTGTCGCCACGCCTCGTCATATTCCGATTTCGGCATATTGGCGATGTAGCTATAAGGCGATCCTGATTCAAGTTGCAGGAACTGGTGCGATTGCTCGTCAAGGAACAACGGGACACCACCTTCCCAACCTTCGCCGTTACGTTGCTTTTCAAGCATCAAAACAGATGCCGGAGATGCCAGTAGCTGTTCGTCCTTCTCTGACATCTTTTCACCACTCTGAACTCTCTGTAACGCTCTCTCGCGAGCCTTGTTACGCCAGATGATGAAAAGGTTGTCTGTCAGGTCTGTTATCGCTCCAGAGCCTTTTACGTCCATTTTCCCGGTTGGTTTTTCTTCGCTATCTCCTTTTCTGGAGTGAGTAACGAGAATGACGTGGGAGTTTGTTTTGTTTTTGAAGTCACAAATCGAGTCAACAAATGCTTTCTGCCCGTTATAGTCATCGTCACCTATGCCGCATTTCATCAGGCTGTCGATGATGAATAACTGGATGCCGTATCGGCGGCGAGCGTAGTCGAATATTTCGATCAGCCTGTCGGCTTTCGCCGTTCCGGTCAGGCCAAACACCCAAAGTCTTTCGTCATAAAATTTAAATGCAGAGTCAATTTCCAGCACTGGCGGCATCTTGCAGCACGTCGCCTGACGGGTAAGGCGCTTAAGGAGAATACCAGGCTTCAGCTCAAGTGACGCGATGCACGTCTTCACACCCTGACGCATTGCCTCAAGTGCCATATGCCCGACAACCTCCGTTTTTCCGTGACCGTTCACACCATTGACCAGCGTCAACTCTGCCTCACGGAACTGGAATTTATCTGCCAGAGATTCCCACGGTGGATTAAACAGATACTGCTGCTTGCCGTAGAAAGCGTTGATAGTGTCCTGGTAAAACTCTCGCGCACTGTAGAGTTCTTCAGGATCGAAGTAGGATGCCGTGCCGATGTACTGCCAGATTTCATCCTCGGTAACACCGTTCATCAGGCATTCGTTGATGTCTTTGTACGGCAGAGTAACAAGACGGCAACGATGTTCACCGAGTCGGCTTGCGATTTCCCTTGCGGCTTCACGACCAACATCATCAACGTCCATCGAGATGAATATTTCCTCAAACCTGTCGAGGTTGTGATACTCAAACTCAATCCACTGTTGCTTAGCGCCTTTCCCGCCACCAAACGGCACGGATAACGCCGAGATGCCGTATTGCGCATAGCTCATACAATCAATTTCGCCTTCGCAAAGCACAACCGCCCTCACGCCAGCGTCCAGAGCCTGCCATCCGAACAGACAAGGTTCGCAATCACCTTCTGCCATAATGACTTTCTTCCCGTCCGGGCGCTCAGTGCTGATTCGCTTGACCTGCAACAACTCACCATCGCGTTTGTACGGAAGCACCAGTGCATCAAGTTCTCGTTCTCCATTCCACACCTTGCCGCTGACAACCTCGTAGCGCTTTACGACTTCTGGCGATATGCCACGCGATTGCAGGTACTCAAGATGGGATTCTGTTCTGGTAACGTAGCGGGCGATTTTCTTGCGGTCAGGTCTGGAGAATTTCTTCTCACGTTTGGCATCGAAATGGTGATCGTCATCCTTGATTCCGAGAAAGGCTTTCGCTTCCTGCATAGCCTGATGCAGGTTAATTCCACGACATGCCATCCACAAATCAAGCATGTCACCGCCGTCTCCCTCAGCGAAATCAGCCCATTTTTTCTTGCCGCTAAGGTTGACCTTAAGGCTGTTTCCCTTGTCACCGTTGACGTTACCGGCAACCCACTCATGCCCCTCTTTCTTGCCGTTTGGCAACAGGTGCGGAGCCACCCTGTCAACCTGCGCCCAAAGCAGGTCGCTAAGTTCACTTGGTGTCATGATTCCCTCAGATTGAGATTTTTAAACCAGAAATCGACAAACGAAATACTTAACCAGCCGTGGTTATAACCAGCGACCAGTAGCGATTTGATTTTTGATTTCATGGTTCACCTGTCGAAAAACACGTAGCCAGTTTTCGATACGGTGATTGCGGATGATGGTTTGGATTGTGGTTGAATGGTTTCTGGCTTCTCGTCGTTCCAGCGCTGACCGTTCAGGTAGCTCGATGGTAACAACCTGTCGAATCCGAACTGCTTACCATTCCTGCATGCGATGTCTTCTGCCAGCATCGTGGCAAACTCGCTTGCCGTACCCCTTGTAGTTTTACGCCATTCCCTGAACTGTGTTCTGAATGCCGAAGCTGCGTTTTTCTTCCCGGCCTTCCGCATGCCTGCACACCAGAATATTTCCTCGAATGCCTTGTCGGTTTCTTCGTGACGGTCAGGTGATTTTTCACACTCCGTCCGAACACTTTCGGACATAGTGTTTTTATTATTTCTTTTTTCTTTTGTAATAGTTTCTTTTGTGTGTCCCTGTTTTGGTGACAGCGCTGTCACCGTTTTGGTGACACTTTTTGTCACCAATGCAGTGACATTATCACCAGAGTAGTGACACCCTTCTATTTGCCATTCCTCGATGTTCTTGTTAGGCCCGATTTGCTGGCCTTCGCGAAGGATAACCTTCATCGCGATAAGCTCATTCTTGGCCTTGTTTACCTTCTGTCTTGGCAGCCTGGTAATTTGAGCTAACTGACTATCAGAGATGCGATCCATCTTTTTACCGTAGCCGTATGTTTTACGGCATATGGCGTGGGCAACCTTGCTCTGATTTTTCGTTAAATCTGCGCCGATAAGCTCTTCATACAGGGCATTTGCAAGACGGGTATAACCATATTCAACTTCTGCCACACGACGCTCCACAGGCCGTTGTGAAGGCCTTAAATGTGTTACGGTTGCAAGATTACTCATGACCTTTCTCCTTCTGCATCAGCTTCACTTTTTCCAACTCAGCCCGGAATCGACCAGGCTGCTTGAAGCTGGACAGGAAGCGATCACGTAGTATGTGTTTGTGAATTTTGTCCTGGTAAGGACTGAGTTGTTTTGTCATAATGACTCCTGTGGATTGATCCAGTAATTCCCTCAGAATTGCATATCAATTTGCTTAGAGTCCCCGGCGGCCACCGGGGATTTTTTCTTTGTGATTTCATCAAGCGCATACTTAAAAGCCCTGCTAATCGGACTGATGTCTGATGCCATTCCAAAAGCACACAAGACCGAAGCAATAAATCTCCAGTCCGTTCTGCTTATCTTCGATTCATGACAGCCAATCATCTTTGCCAGACCGCGCTGGGTAAGCGTTGACAGGTTGATGAGTAAATCTGTTTCTGCGCGATCAACGTCGCGCTGTGATAGTTTGCTGTAACTTGTTTGTTCCATTTCTTACTATTTCCATAGGTAAATAATCACTAATACTCATCTTTCGATGAGTGCTTAATTAGTTACCGCGTTGTCGGCGGTGCAGATTGATAAAGAGCGGTGTTACTTATGCAGTTGTTTTTTTGTTGCTTGGGAAGGGCTTTATTTCTTCCGCATAAACGCTTCCATCAGCGTTTATAGTTAAAAAAATATTTCGGCCTGCATGAATGGCCTTGTTGATCGCGCTTTGATATACGCCGAGATCTTTAGCCGTCTTGGTTTGACCAAAGCGCATTGCATAATCTTTCAGGGTTATGCGTTGTTCCATACAACCTCCTTAGTACATGCAATCATTATCACCGCTAGAGGTAAAATAGTCAACACGCACGGTGTTAGATATTTATCCCTTGCGGTGATAGATTTAACGTATGAGCGCAAAAAAGAAACCATTAACACAAGAGCAGCTTGAGGACGCACGTCGCCTTAAGGCTATTTATGAAAAAAAGAAAAATGAACTTGGCTTATCCCAGGAATCTGTCGCAGACAGGATGGGGATGGGGCAGTCAGGCGTTGGTGCTTTATTTAATGGCATCAATGCATTAAATGCTTATAACGCCGCATTGCTTGCAAAAATTCTCAACGTTAGCGTTGAAGAATTTAGCCCTTCAATCGCCAGAGAAATCTACGAGATGTATGAAGCGGTTAGTATGCAGCCGTCACTTAGAAGTGAGTATGAGTACCCTGTTTTTTCTCATGTTCAGGCCGGGATGTTCTCGCCTGAGCTTAGAACCTTTACCAAAGGTGATGCGGAGAGATGGGTAAGCACAACCAAAAAAGCCAGTGATTCTGCATTCTGGCTTGAGGTTGAAGGTAATTCCATGACCGCGCCAACAGGATCCAAGCCAAGCTTTCCTGACGGAATGTTAATTCTCGTTGACCCTGAGCAGGCTGTTGAGCCAGGAGATTTCTGCATAGCCAGACTTGGCGGTGACGAGTTTACCTTCAAGAAACTGATCAGGGATAGCGGTCATGTGTTTTTACAACCACTAAACCCACAGTACCCAATGATCCCATGCAATGAGAGTTGTTCCGTTGTGGGGAAAGTTATCGCCAGCCAGTGGCCTGAAGAGACGTTTGGATGATTCAACGCAGCGAAAAAGGGTAATTCAATTAATGGAACATGATGATTTACAGCAATTACCATCCCCATTCGCAAAATGGAAGGGGAAGATCGACTTAGGTGGTGAAAGTATTGATTGCTATGTGCTTGACACTGGACATCGTGTTATAGCTTTGCGAGCAACTGTAAAAGCAATTGCCAATGCGGAGTCAGGAGACCTGGCTAAATTTATTGGCGTTAGCTCACTTAATGGCTTTATAGACAAAGACTTAGTCCTGGCCGAACTCATAGAGTTTTCCATACCAGGAACCCAATTTAAGAGCCAAGGACTTAAGACTGAGCAATTTGAATTGATTTGTCGCGGCTATGTACAGGCGCTATACAAAGGCGCGCCATTGACAGATAGACAGCGAGAAATAGCAATTAAATGCGCTGTATTAACAGCGGGTTTAACTAGGACTGGGTTAGATGCTCTAATTGATGAGGCTACTGGGTATCAGTATGAGCGCGCAGAGGATGCTCTCCAAGTAAAACTCAGGGCGTTCATCGCTGAGGAACTAAGAGCATGGGAAAAAACATTTCCTGATGAGTTATGGGAAGAATTTGGTAGATTGACAGGATGGAGCACCCCATTGCAATCAAGGCCCAAATGGTGGGGGAAATTAGTTATAGAGTTAATTTATGACACTCTTGACGAAGATGTGGCTAAATATCTTAAAGAAAACAAGCCTGCGGCAGGAGTTCACTGGCATAGACAGTTAACCGAGAACCTAGGTGTAAGGCAGCTTGTATCAAGGTGCTGGGAGGTTATTGGGGTCGCAAAAACATGCGACACCATGCATGAGCTAAGAAGTCGAGTAGCTCAACACTATGGAAAGAAACCTGTTCAAATGACAATGTATTTACCGGAAAAAGAAATTAAATAATATACAACCCGGCTTCAGCGCCGGGTTTTCTTTGCCTCACGATCGTCCACATAAAAAACATAATCAATTGTATTTATTGAAAAATAAATAGATACAACTCACTAAACATCGCAATTCTGATCTCTCGATCACACCACCACAGCAACACACCCCGGCAAAAAATAAATCTATATAAAAAACATACATATAACCATCTGCGGTGATAAATTATCTCTGGCGGTGTTGACACACATACCACTAGCGGTGATACTAAACACATCAGCAGGAAGCTGGAAGCCAAACGGAACAGATTGGCATGCTCTTTAACTTCGATGGGGCGCTGACAAAGCGCAAACAGATACCAAACGAGATGGGTTTGGCGGTGATGTGAATTGCAGCTGCAACGACAGCAACCAGAAGATCAGCATCTGGCGCATCACCACCAAAGCCATTTCACATGAGGAAAACATCATGACGGTAATCGTGTACGGAAAATCAACATTTGCAGGAAATGCCAAAACTCGCCGTCATGAGCGGCGCAGAAAGCTGGCTATCGAGCGTGATTCCATCTGCAACATCATCGATTCGATCTTCGGCACAGACAGTGAGGAACCTGTTCAGGAAGCCCCAAGAAAGCGTTTAAGCCTTTCTGAAAAAGCAATATCACTCGGAAGCATTCGCTGCAAGAAGGCAGATGAATGCAGTGGAAGTATTTGCCTGCCAAACGTAGCCATTTACGCGGCAGGCTACCGGAAATCAAAACAACTGACAGCGAGGTAAGTGATGAATCAGACATACATTCCATCATACTTGAGAAATCTGCCAAAGCAGAAAGCAAAGCCCCGCAAGCAAGCCATAAAGGACGCTAAGGCAGAGGTTATTGATCAAGCAATACAATTGCTCAGGGAGGAGTTAAGAAGTGGCAAGCTCGAAGGAATGATGATGCCCTATCAGCGCGGATATCTATCGGCGATTAGTAAGTTGGAAGTATTGAAGAGTGAATTATGAACTATCTGGAATTTCCTGATGGTTCATTGTTTTGGCAGCAAACCACTTATTTGAGGTGATATATGGAATTTCATGAAAGTGCGATTTGTGATTTTCGCGCTAACGCAAATTCAGTAAAACCACAGCCAATTGCAGTTCTTTTTAAAACAATGGGTGCGTGGGCTGTTTTATGCTTCGCCGCTGATGACACTGACGCAAGAATGGCAATAGGCCAAGAGATGGAGATGGACCCGACAAACGATGAATTCATAATTTATGGCGCTCCATCTAATTACTTACTTGATACCTGCAACATTTACAACAAGGCTGCCTGATGGTGTCCTTTATTTTTGGCATAAACAACAGAATAAATACTGCACTGTGTATTCATTCCAACGAGTGAATACACGGAGCAATGTCGCTCGTAACTAAACAGGAGCCGACTTGTTCTGATTATTGGAAATCTTCTTTGCCCTCCAATGTGAGGGCAGTTTTTTTTGACGGAGTAAACGATGATAAAAACTGATTACCCTGCAGAGCTTAAACAAAAAGTAATAACAGCAATTAAATGCTCTTTTATCTCATGTCGTACAGATGAAGAACGATATGTCGTTGAGTGTGCAATTGTCGAGTTTCTCACAGCGATGGAATTTACCGCTGCAGAATCAATAGATGTATTAAAGCAATCAGACGGAAATGATATTGAAACGGATGATGTTATTGACCGACTAATAAAATCATTCGAAGAAGAAATAGAGTAGCCGCCAAGCGCGGCTTTACCGCATACCAATAATGCTTCACGAGAGGCATTTTCGTTATGCAATCAAACAGAAGGAGTTACCCATGATGCACTTTCAGCTCGCGGGTAGCGGCGTCATGTCCGCTTTCTACCCGCACGAATCTGAATTATCACGCCGAGTTAAACAATTAATCAGAGCAGCAAAGAAACAACTGGAGGCGTTATGCGCAATGAAATAGCCATCAATCACCAGATGCTTCGTGCTGCACAAAACAAAGCAGTAATAGCCAGATTTATTGGTGATTCAAAAATGTGGCTTGAAGCAAATAAAGCGATGAAATCAGCTATCAACCTTCCGTGGTATCGCAGGAAATGAGTTTTACAGATAACTGGTCAGACGAAGAATTCATTCGTCAGATGAAAGAATTAATCGGTAACGAAGGAGATATTCATGTCACTTGCAACCACAGTGAAGGAGAGCAAGTTACAGAGACGCATGTACACGCAGAAAGCTCTCTGGTATCGCCATAATGGCGACCGCGAAGGAATGCGGGTATGCCTTAATTTGTCCCGAGTCGAAGTATTAAATCAGCGTTATTTCCTTGGGCCGTGTCCATTCTGAGGTGAATTATGGATTTGAACAAATTCGATGAGCCATTCAGCCCTGAAGATATCGAATGGCGAATACAGCAAAGCGGTAAAACACGCGATGGCAAAGTGTGGGCTATGGTGCTGGCTTATGTCACGAACCGGGCAATCATGAAACGCCTGGACGATGTTTGTGGCAAAGCAGGATGGCGCAATGAATACCGCGATATTCCTAACAACGGCGGCGTTGAATGCGGCATATCAATCAGGATTGATTCCGAATGGGTAACCAAATGGGATGCTGCTGAAAACACGCAGGTAGAAGCCGTCAAAGGTGGTCGTTCCGGTGCAATGAAGCGCGCTGCCGTACAGTGGGGAATCGGTCGGTATCTGTATAACCTTGAGGAAGGTTTCGCACAAACATCTCTCGACAAAAAGCAGGGATGGCACAGGGCAAAACTCAAGGATGGAACAGGATTTTACTGGCTCCCTCCATCGCTGCCGGGCTGGGCAATCCCAGCATCAGATAACAAACCATCACCAGAAAATACCAACCAGAAATCTCCATCGGTTGACTGCGAACAAATCCTGAAAGACTTCAGCGATTATGCAGCGACAGAAACTGACAAGAAAAAACTCATCGAGCGTTATCAGCATGACTGGCAATTAATGGCTGGAAACGAGGAGGCGCAGGCTAAATGCGTTCAGGTAATGAACATCAGAGTTAAAGAGCTAAAACAGGCGGCATAAATGGCAAGCAGAGGCGTAAATAAGGTGATCATTATTGGTCGCCTTGGGCATGATCCAGAAATCAGATATTCACCATCAGGAACGGCATTTGCAAACCTTACCGTTGCTACGTCAGAACAATGGCGTGATAAGAAAACTGGAGAGCAAAAGGAGCAGACGGAGTGGCACCGCGTGGTAATGAGCGGGAAACTGGCAGAAATTGCCAGCGAATATCTGCGAAAAGGCTCTGAGGTTTATCTTGAAGGCAAATTGCGGACAAGAAAATGGCAGGATCAAAGCGGACAGGATCGGTTCACTACCGAAGTCATCGTGGGCGTTGGTGGAACCATGCAAATGCTTGGTGGCAAGCAAGGAGGCAATGAACAGTCTTCACCTCAGCGAAATAATGGTCAGCAACAAAGACAGCAACCTCAGCAGCAGGGAAATCACAGCGAACCACCTATGGATTTTGACGACGATATCCCCTTTGCACCAGTAACTCTCCCCTTCCCTCGTCACGCTATTCACGCAATTTAAGGACTTACATGAATCACTTGATGGTTGACCTTGAAACAATGGGCAACGGGCCATACGCGCCAGTTATTTCTATTGGGGCGGTATTCTTTGACCCGAATACCGGAGAAACAGGAGAAGAGTTCTCGGTAAATATCTCGCTTGAATCATCAATGCGATATCGAGCGCGTCCTGACGCTTCAACGATTTTATGGTGGCTGGAACAGAGTGAAGAAGCCAGAAAATCGCTAACCAGCAACACTCAGGAGCTTTCAACGGCTCTTTCATGGTTATCTGAATTCATCATAAAGAACGCTAACCACAAATTCGTTCAGGTTTGGGGGAATGGAGCATCATTTGACTGCGTTATTCTCCGAAACAGTTATTCGCTGACAGGGCAGCCAGTTCCGTGGAAGTGGTGGAATGACCGCGACGTAAGAACAATCGTCGAACTTGGGAAGGTAATAGGATTCGACCCTAAGCGAGATATGCCATTCAAAGGAACTCGCCACAACGCGCTTGATGATGCCATTCACCAAGCCAAATACGTTTCAGCGATCTGGAAAAAGTTAGCTAAATAATCAACAGGAGAAAACCATGCCAGCGCCTCTGTATGGTGCGGATGACGCGCGCCGCTGTTCCGGCAATTCCGTATCGGAGGTGCTGGATAAATTCAGAAAAAACTACGATCGGATAATGTCGCTACCGCAGGAAACGAAAGAGGAAAAGGAATTTCGCCATTGTATATGGCTTGCAGAGAAAGAAGAACGAGAGCGAATTTACCAGACATCAATCCGACCATTCCGCAAAGCCACATATACCCAATTCCCTGAATATATCGACCCGCGCCTGCGTAATTACCGCTCACGCTATGGCGCTATCAGTAATGACTGAGGAATTTACCATGAGAGGACTTGCATACAATCCCGGAATTCTTCCGGCAGAAATGATTATTCGCCAGCGCGTAAAGCCAATGCCATCGAGAGAGGAATTACTTAAGCGAGAGAGTTTCGGTTCTGTTAATGACAACAAATATCTGAATGCGATGTGGCGGAGTGGGAAGAAATGAAACAAATGTCACTAATTGAGATGGATGGATTTCTGAAAGGTAAATGCATCCCATGTGATTTAAAGGTTAACGAAACAAACGCTGAATATCTGGTGCGTAAATTTGCTGAAGCGGAGGCCAAGATTTCGGCGCTGGCCGAAGACCAGCAGAGAGCGATTGAGTCAATTAAGCAGGCTGATTCGGCTGTTAAGTTGGCACACGAGAAGTTTTCAGCGCTGGCAGCGGAGAATGCTGGGCTGAATAAATTTATCGCACAGAGTTGCTACGTGTTTGATGGCGAGCAGGATGAAATATCTGATGCGTATATCTGCGCAACAGATGGAGGGATGCCGCAAACACCAGCCACCGATGCTTTCCTGGCTGAAGTGAAGACTGAAGCACGCAAGGAGGGAGCTTACTTTGTGGCGAACAGAATGCTGGCTGCCTGGGAAGCTGGTTTTATTGATGATACTGCGAAGAACGCCGCGGATATTGCCCGGATGATTCTTACCTCTACTGAGTTTATGGCTAATGCGCCGGAAGGCGATTTTGACCGCTCATTCTCTGATGGTGTTCTCGAAGATATCGCTGAACAGATTCGCAAAGGAGGCAACCAGTGAGCAAGATTGACTATGAGGCACTGCGTGCCAAGGCAGAAAAAGCAACGTGTGGTGTATGGTCGCTCGAATATGGAGAGAGCCGATTTGATTGTGATGATGCGCTAATTCATCGCGAGGCTGCTGGATATATTCCCATTTGCAGAATTGAAGGAGCGCATCCTGAAAGCGGTTTCGATGAAGATTTCCAAATGGAACAGCAGGCCAATGCTGAATTCATCGCCGCAGCCAGTCCAGCTACCGTGCTGGCGCTGCTGGATGAACGGGAAAGGAACCAGCAATACATCAAATCCCGCGACCAGGAGAACGAGGATATTGCGTTAACGGTAGGGAAGCTGAGAGTTGAGCTTGAGGAAGCAAAATCAAAACTCAACGAGCAGCGTGAGTATTACGAAGGTGTTATCTCGGATGGAAGTAAGCGCATAGCAGAACTGGAAGCGCGGGAAATAAAACCAGCCAAAGGTGAAGTTCTGGTCGTTGTATCTGGTTTTACTGGTTGCGGAAAAAGCGCCATCGCCGGGGAAATAGAAATCGCGATGAAGGCTATTGGTGTACCGGTTAAGTGGACTAATGGCGATGCAGAAAAGCGCATGACTGGCGCTGACTGGCTGACAGCGATTGAGATGTACAAACCAACTGTGCGCATCGTGGAAGTTAATGTGCCATGCGTCGCTGGCATTCGCATCAAAGGAGAGTGATATGAGCACTATCACTAAAGAACGTATCGAATTGTTCATTAAATCCCCGCTTGAAAACGGGCTTACCCGTGGCGAACAAATGGAACTGGCACGAATTGCACTGGCATCGCTGGAAGCAGAGCCTGTAAGCCAAACTTACAACTTGCCAGAATTAATCGAAGGCATGGAAGTTTCCATTGATGTAAGCACTTGTGATGCTGATTTAGGTAATCGCTATTTCGGCACCGTCACCGAGGCGTTAGAACTTGATACAGCCAAGAATGGTTACATCCTCCTGGTTCAGGACGCAGAGCCAAACTTCGATGTAAATGGCAACTCTCCGGGAACTCCGGATGGTTGGATAAGCTGTAGTGAGCGAATGCCTGATAGCAATTGCTTGTATCTTTGCTGGGGAACATATTTTGAAGGAGATGAACCAGACTACATTCCTGCTTATTTCTTTGTCCATAAAACCAATGGATGGACGGAGTGGCAGCCAGTAGAGGACGACTGCAATCCTCGCGAAGTAATCATAACCCACTGGATGCCACTTCCAGCAGCCCCAAAACAGGAGGTTAAGTGAGTATGAGTGCATCACTAATAACCGCCTTCAATCAAAGTGCAAATCCAAGCAATGAGCAGGTTGTTGTGTTCGGCTGGATTGCTGAGTATTTCGAAAGCATTTTCGACGATGAATCCGCTAGGTATTGCAGGAATATTTCTGAATCACTCAAAAATCAGGTTTCTGCTCAACAGGAGGTGAAGTCGTGAGCAAGCACATCATCAAATATGACTATCGAGAGGGAGTTAAACTCCCTAAGCACGAGATTGAGACATGGTGCGGTCATCGGCCTGGGTCATTCGAATGGCTTTTTCATGGTGCTCAGCATGCGCTATTGAGCATTGAGCAGGGACCGCTGCTTGTTCCTTGCAAGAATTGTCTGGCAGCAATCATCAAAACGGCGCAGGAGGTTAACCGTGGCTAACCTGCAACTTGCCGTCAAAGGTGAATACTTCGATGCCATGATTCGCGGAGAGAAAACGGAAGAGTATCGCCTGTGCAATGGCTACTGGAATAAGCGAATTATGTTCCGCGAGTATGACCGCCTGATTATCACAAAGGGATATCCGAAGCGCGACGATTCCAGTCGCAGAATTGACGTCCCGTATGGCGGATATGAAGTGAAGACAATCACACATCCACACTTCGGAGATAAACCGGTAAAGGTGTTCGCGATAAAGGTGAATATCGGCAATGAATAACAATCCTCGCATTCGCGGGGATTTATTTTATCTGAACTCGCTACGGCGGGTTTTGTTTTATGGAGACAAGAAATGTCAGATTTGGCTATGAAGGTTTTGAAATGGCAATCGACTGGCGATGTCGGCATCAGTAGCGCAACTCTTGCCTCAATCGCATGTGGACTGAAAAAGAATATCTATGGTCATAGCTTCGGTGCTCCACATGACGCAGCAGACTTCCGGCGATGCGTTGCGCTTGTTGAGCAGATTCCAGAAATCAGAGATTCATTCGACAAGGTTGCAAAGCGCGTTCCGGCATTCAAAGGCATCCTCAACGAATGGGATTCCCTCGTTGCTCTGTTGAAGTCTGAAATGAAGATACACGGAAACAAAGCACCAGAGACTTACAGAAGAATCAGCGAGCTACGCAAGGACTAACGCCTCACACTCGATGAGGCCTGTACATATCTGATAGAGCCGCTATATGGCGGTTTCTTTTTGCCTGGAGAATTAAGATGACCGATACCAGTCTGATTCCTGAGAAAGAAGTGATGAACAAGCTCGGTGTTTCATCACGTCAGACAATCTGGAACTATACCAAACGGCACGGATTTCCGAAGCCAGTCAGAACCCACCCCAAATCATACCTTCGTGAAGCTGTTGAAGGGTGGATTCTTAACGGTGGCGTTAATCAGAAATGCTCCTGATGTGCCAGAACAATTTATCAGCGTGAAGCTCATACGCTTTGCGCTGAGCCTCTATCCAGTCGTGTTTATTGTATACGGACATTATCCCGCCAAGTTCATGACCGAGCATTCGCTCAGTAACATGAGGCTCGACATTCATCTCGGACAGACGTGTAACAAGCGTTCTTCTGAAATCGTGTGTTCGCCAGTAACCTAGATCCATCCCTCCCCTTATTCTATTTACGAATCGGTTGGCTGCAGCGATGCTGATCGGTTTGTTTATGTCTTCTCCAGGGAAAAGAACATCATTGTACGTTGTCATGGCCTTTTCGAGGAAAGGCTTAATTTGTTCGAAGATTGGACGGCGGATAACATTACCCATCTTGCTATGCTCTTTCGGTACGGTCCATACGTTTTCCAGCAGGTCAAATTCTGTCTTTTTTGCCAGCCTAAGCTCTGAGAGCCTCGCCCCCCACAGCATAAGCATCTGATGAAGGAGCTTGTTTGACGTGGACGCACGGCTTCTTTCAATAGCAAGCCAAATCTTAGCCAGTTCGTGATACGACAGTACCCGATCCCCTACCTCAGCGCGGGAGCCGAAGTCCATTGGCTGGATGCTCATAATTGCGCAACTATCTATCAACTGGCGCCGCATGCACCAACTTATTGCTGATCTTAGTTGACTTAGCACCTGCCTTGCTCGGCGTGGATTATCTCTTTCTTCTTCGGTAAGCAGGTCAACCCATTGCTTAACCGTGATAGAAGATGCCGGACGATTAGGAAAGGCGTCATGCATGCGCTTCATAACCGTTGATCGGTAAAGTGCCTGGGTCTTTTCTCTGAGAGTTGTAGAGACGTAGTTGTCGAACCAGTAGTCGAGACACTGGGCGACCGTCATGGAGTTCTCCACCTTCTCTTCAAAATAAGTGCGTGGATCCGTTCCTGAGAAATAGAGCTTTCGCAAGTCAGCAGTGATCTGTCTGGCATCCTTCAAAGACAGGGATGGGTATCGACCAAGCCCAAGTCGATTAGGCTTGCCATGCCAGCGATAGCGGTACTGGAACTGGATGACCCCCTTCGGTGAAATTCGTACGCTGAGGCCATCGGCATCAGCCACTTCTTGTGGGCCCGAATATGGTTTACCATAAATAGTACGCAGTTTTGTGTCGCTTATAGCCATAAATAATATTTGGTACGCTCAGAATTAATAGTTTGGTACACATCTGGTACACAATATCACATGGACAACAGCGCACAGTAAACAACTATATTTGACGTTCGTAGACATACTCAGGTTAAAAAAAGGTTGTTTTTCGAGTTATAACATACAGTTAATTAACTACAGTGGACAATGCTAGACAATGACAGACACAGATAAACAACCTACCTTCCTCTTTCACGATTACGCGCAACACCCCTGAGAACCGCCATGAACAAGGGTTTCATGATTTGTGATTTTAGTTTGGTACGCAATTTGGTACACAACACAATTTTCACCTCAGTGGGTAGTCATCAAACTCACCATAACGAGCATCGTTGATGATGTATGTGATCACCACAAATATCACATCTGGACTAGTTCCGTCTTCATGCGCAGGTATCTGTTAATGACTACCTGTCTGCAAACCAGTAATAAGCTATTACAGTGTGATAGTGACGCATCAACTACGATAAATGCAGAGAAATGATGCAGTGGTGGGCTGACTGGCTTGATGGGAAGGTGGAGTGACCCACCTTAACTATCGAATGACATAAAGCCTTGCAATCCAGTACAAAGCTTTGCGTGCATCATTATAAATATTGTTATTTCAGAACAACATTAAATATTGAGTCTGGATCGTATCCAGATGACCAATTGGCATTATTAGTTTTTACATAAAGAAACTTTCCACCTGGCAATCTACCCTCGTAGCTTATGGAGGCAGTAAACTTACCGCTTGACACTGGAGGAACATAGCATTGTGAAATTATAACTCCATTGTCTGTATCCGTATCTGACAGCAAGAGTTGAACTTCTCCGCCTGATGCGGAAGATCCTATGGGTAACGTAATTTCTATCTTATAAAATCCACCAAGCGCTGTTTTTGTATAATTACCAGCATTCATAAAGTAATCGTCTATAGACGCACTTTTCCAGTTAACAATTCCACTTCCAGTTGCATCACTTATACCTTTTCTTAGTAACTGCATAGGCCTTAACCCTTTTATAGAGTTAATTCCGTTATAGCCAAAGTGGCTTCGTATTTGTTCTAATACATTGCGCATTTCCATCCCTATTATCGTAAGGGTTGCGTCATCCGATGCCCCGCCAAACTCAAGGAAATACCCGCTCGCCGCACCTGTCATGTACCCGCCATTTATTACACAGTTAACAGAACCGCGAATGTCTAACAACTTAGCCCCAACATCTGCAGTTGTCCCTGCTATACCAACAACAGCTTCTGGCCCATTAATAACTATTGTAGAAGCACCACTAAAAACACCTGAAGCATCACTAACTGCTCTGATAAAACCACCTTTTAAATTTTCGGTATATGGAGTGTTTAAAACAATATTAGGGCAATTAACAAACTCGAAGGTCTGTGGGATGTTTCCTGTGGATACTGGTGTTGGTGACTCTACTCCTTCACCACCACAATTGGTAAATGTAGAGTAGTTTAGATTTGCTACGTAATAGCATTTCTTATAGTTGGTGCATGTTACGTTTGTTAGGGTATTTGATGTGCCTGATGGGTAGTTACCGTCAGAAAAATCGTAGCAAATATAGTCTGAAAAAACATCAGTGACAGAATAGTAGTAAAGTGAAAATATTCTGGATAGCTGATTTCCATAGGCGTTGTACCATTTAATCCCACGCTTGTACCCGTTGAACTTCATATCTTCTATTTTTGTAAAAGACATGAAAGAGCAATGTATCGCATAGTCGCAATGTGAGTTAGTCGCGAGGTTAAACCCTGAAATAATAATATTGGTTGCCGACCCATTGTCAGGGTGAACAATAACGATACCTGCATCAATTTCACTAAAATTAGTCATCGAACCAGAAGGGCGTTCTGGTTGTTGTGCCGGTGGAATGGATGGCTTATCATTACCGGATTTTGTTAATGTATGATCACCGCAGCCAATTATTCTGTCATTACTGTAAACCACTAAAGTTTTATATGTCGCATCACAATCAATGACAAGTGGTAGTCTTTTTTCCCGTGATGCAGTCAGGGCGCTTGTTAAGGGGTCGCTTTCATGCATATACGCGCTTAATCTAACACCATAAGCATAACCAAAATTATTTAGACGATCTATTTCTTGTTGAACAGTATTCCCTGATGAGGAACCAATCTGTGACGCACCACTATTACCTGCCAGTTCCTGACGAAACTGATCAGGATCATACTTCAACACATTCGGAAAATAGAACTGCTGCGAACCATATGCATCATAAACAGCCATAGAATGGCCTTGCACAGTTACGAACTTGGCAATCTGTCCGTTATATACCGGATATCCAGCAGCGTTAATGATGATTGGTTGCGAAACAGGAACGTGAGAGCCGTCTTCGTTCTCCACATAAACCTGAATCTGGTTTTCAGGATTTACCGGGTCAGTGTCAATTTTACCGATATAAATTTTGCCATTGGCTACGGCTTTAAAAGAACGAGCCATAGTGAAGAGTTGCGAAGGCATGCTTACCACAACATTTGCGGTGATATCTGACATTTCATTGCTCCAGACGAATGATATGATGCAATCATGATGTGATTGCATACCGAAATGGTACTATTGAGTATTTATCCAGTAGGTTACGATGCAATTCCACCCAACTGGTGAGGCATCAAGGATGTGCAGCAAATACGACGAGGCGCAGTTTCACTTGAGACTTCCGCATGAACTCCACGCGAAAATTAAACAGCGTGCGAAGATGAATAACAGGTCTCTGAACTCAGAGATAATTGCAGCGATTGAAGAATCATTGGCTAAACAAAGCTCTGCATCAGTTTACATTGACGATGCAGAGCGTATGGCAGAACAACAATCTGATATGGTTAAGAAAATTGTCTTTGATACGCTCAAAGAGCTATATAAAAAAGACAGCAGCTAACTATCAGTTACGGAGGATTTATGCAAAGAGATATGCTGAATATTGCGTTCTACATATTTGGTTTTTGCACGTTCCTGGTGTTTGCGAAGCTATTCTGACAACGCATCAGACTTGGCACCCTGAGTCAGGGCGTTAATGGCCTTTTGCGCCTGCTGCATGGCTTTCTCAAACGCTGTTGATCCGCGTGATGTGTTTGCCATTCGGAGCATTGCATTTCTGAATGGCTCGCTCTCATAGGCGCGAGCAAGAAGTCCGTAGCTTACTGCTGCTCCAGTTGTCGCCGGGTTCATTGCCGTACCATACCCGATAATGAACGGGATGGTTTGCTGCCCTGTTGGTGTTGTTACTGCCGCTTTTGCAGCCTGCTGCGTGGATTGCAGATAGTTTTTTAATCCTTTCAGATAAGCAGCGTCCTGCCCCTTAAATGTGATGCCAGTCTGGTTTTGCAGGATGTTAAGCTGTTGAAGGAACTGGTCAGGGGATCCACCTGATTTCTCCATCGCCTTCCCAATGATGCCATTGCGCATTTGCGCCCTACCAACACGACCAACTGAGTTATACAGCGTCTTAATTTCCGATTTGTTCTTGCTGAATAGCATGTTGTTGACAACTTCCGGCGTCAGGTCGCCTTTCATGAGAACATTCTTCAGCCTTGTATTCTTTAATTTCGCTGCTTCGTCAGCGTAGACGGCATTGGCCTGCTGATATTTACGTAGAGTATCGTTGCCAAGATTCTGACCAATGGCACCATTGATATCGTCGGTCATTGCCTTGTAAACGCGCTGAATGGCAGCATCGGAACGGTTTGGTAACACTGGTCGCTCACCCTTTACGTCCATTCTGAACTGGCTGCGCAGATCGCTTAATTGCTTCAAATCCAGATTTACCGGACCATCAGGACCAGCATTGCGAACAAGCTCATCACGATAGGACTGAAGTTTTGAAATAGTCTCGTTATCAGCAACCTTACCAAGCTTCTGCAGGTTAGATATTTCTGTATCAATCTGCTGAATTGCTCTTGCAGGCTGAATGTTTATTCCCGCCATAGCATTCTGAACCTGCTCCAGTCGATTTCCTGCAGCGCGACGAATTCCTGATGTTTTCGCTTTAAGGCTGTCAATAACAACCGCTGGATCATACTCACCGAATTTATCAGCAAATCTCTGAACCAACTGGCTTCTCGCTTCCTGTTGCGTTGCTCTCATTCCGCTTGTGCCAGCCAGGGGGATATTTTCTGCTGTCGTTTGCGCCATTTTACCGATGCGGGAAGTCGGTTGTAACAGGTCTGTGGTGTGCAGAGGAACTCCTTCACGCTCTGCAAATCTGATAGCCTGCTGCGCTTCTGGCGCGATAGCACCACGAACGCCACGATAAGCAGCACCTAATCCACGTCCAGCAGCGTTAATAGCACCGCCAGCAAGTACACCAACGCCTAAATCGGTGGCGAGTGCTTCCGCATCATCTTTCGCACTATTTGCAGCAAGTGATCCAACTGCGTTTTCTGCTAGAAGGCGAGTTGCCCCCTGAGCAATTCGACCAGCAAGTGTTGGTGCCTGTACCGCCGCTCTCTCAACGCCAGCAGGAGTGAGGTAAGGCAATGCTTCAGCAAATACCCTTCCCTCTGTCGTTTGTGGAGTCAGCGCGCCTTGCTGAAGGCCAAAGTCCTGCTCTAATCCCTGCGTTGTTACTCGTGGCGCTGGTTGATATGTACCATCGCCAATGCCGAGTTTACCGCCAGCCCAAGCCGCCGCGCTTGTTACAGCATCGGCAACTGATGCAGGTATATTTGCCACGTTCACGCCAGCCTGCACCAGTCCGCGACCAGTCTCTTTTACTGCTTCGCCAAGATCAGACATAAATCCACTTTGCTGTGGTTGTTGCTGTGCTACTGGTTGCTGTGTCTCCACTGGCTGTACAGATGGCAATGGATAGGCAGCATAGAAAGCTTGCTTAGCCTGCTCTGCATTTTCTCCGGCTTGCGGGGCCACGACTTCATTGAAGTATTGCTCCTGAGCTTGCGCTTTTTGTTCTGGTGCTAACGCCTGATACTGTGGAGAGGCGATAACATCTTTCCATGCTTTAGCCATTAATCACCCCATAGTGAAGAAAAATTACTGCCAGTAGTAGGTTGTTGCGCTGGCGTATTCTGTACTGGCTCCTGATAATCAAACTGTTTTTTAACAGTGCTCAACTTGCTTTCAAGCTGATTTCTAATCTTTCCGATAGAGTCACGAAAAGCCTTTTCACTCATTTTGGGGCTTAGGGCACCAACCGCATCGGATAATTTTTTACCCTCAGCATCTGAAAGAGCACCCATACCCTTCAGGGACTGCACCATAGGAAGGAATGTTTGAGCTTTAAAGGTGTCGAGCCTTGCTTCAAAGTTAGCCGCATCAGAGCCAGGAACTGTCGGAAACGCTGAGCGAATTCCTACTGCTTTTGAAAGGCCGGGGCTTTGCTCTATCTCGTTGAGAGAATCAAGCGCGGTGCTGAACGTATCAACTGCACCCTGAGCGGCGGCCTGCCTGTCAGCGCGGGCTATGTCAGCCTTTTGCCGAACATCTGCCTGTTTCTGTTTTAGCTCTTCAAGCTTTAACTGATTGCTTTCTCTGGCTATCTGTCTGTCCAGAGCCTTTTCTTGTAATTCTGCTCTTTGTATTTCTCGGGAAAGAGCAGCATTCTGTGCGCTGATGTTCTGTCCACGTATCTGGATGTCCTGACCTCGAGCTGTTAGTGCTTCACCTGCCTGATTGCTGCGGATTGTCTCTGCCAGCCTGCCTCGGTCAATTTCACGACCAGCCATCTTGTCCTGAACATTGAAGTAATCAATCGGACCAAGAGCAGCCATTCCAAGGTGATCAACAAACTCACCAAATCCTGAAGGATTCTGCTGATACATCTGAGCAACGTTATTAGGGTCAACACCGACGCGCGCCAGCTCATTGGCGTTGTTTTGCAGCCATGATTGCATTGCTTCTGGAGACGATGACGCAAGGCGTGCGCCAGCCGCTAAGGTGCCGATAGAATTACGCTGATCTTCATCAATGAATCCCATGCCTTTACGAACGGATTCAATCTGGTCTGGATATTGAGTAGCCAACTGACGCAAAGCTCCGCGATCACCAGACGCATAAGCATTAGCGTACGCCTGCTGAAATTCTTTCTGCCGCTGAGCCTGCTTTTCCTGCTGAAACACCCCTGCAATACCTGAAAGACCTTGCAAAGCAGTCAGCCCAACATTGTTAGCGCCTGAACGCTCAATATCATTGTTCTGCCTGATAAGCTGAAGCGTATTGCCGATGTCATTTACGCTCGGAGCGTTTGAGTTGACGCCGCCGATACCAGCTAACAATCCGCCATTTGATCCTTGCCAAGTAGCCATGATTACCCCTTAAAACAACGAGCCAAGCAATCCGATACCAGCACCAATGCCAGCGCCCCAAGGTGTTGATGTTTCCAAAAGGCTGGCAAGACCTGCACCGGCAATCGCACCAGACGTTCCGCCACTAATTGCTGTCTGAAGGCCTGATGGTTTATTGGCGTTAGCAGCGGCAAGTGCTGCGCTTTGCTGCGCAATGCTGCTCATGTTGTTGGCGTATGTCTGCCCGGCGTTCGCCTGACCTTGCAGCGCACCAAGGCCAATGTTTGCCAGATTGTTGTAGTTGCTCATCTGGTTCGACAACCACGACTGACCGAGAGTCGGGGCAATCGTGGCCAGTTGATTGCTTGTAGCTGTCGAACCAAGTCCGCCAGTCGCCTCCGCAGCAGCAAGACTCTGGTAACGAGCCTGACCTGCAAGGTCTTTATACTGCTGAGAATTGTAATACTGATTAAGTGCCTGCCCCTGACCTTCTAAACTGGAAAGATTCTGAAGCTGGTTAACATACTGCTCCGCAAGCGGCGTGAACGGAGCAAGGTTTTTCATGATCGTCTGCCACTGCTGATTTTGCAGGTCTGCGGCATACTTCTGAGCTTCTGCTGCATACTTTGCGCTTTTATCAGAGCTGCCACCTTTCCCGCCTTTTTCAGGGCAATAAGGTTCCTCGCCGCGCAGCTTTCTGCCCAGCTTAAATGCATATAACATGGCTATCTCCCGTGATTCAGGAAGTCGATTAGTTCTTCGCGTGTGGCGCTGTAAAAAGTCACGTCATCCACGCCTTTGAAGTATTTCTTGATGGTTCCGACACGCTTAAGGCCAATCATTGCGCAGTAAATCTGCCCGTGTCGGAATTTGCGTGCGGCGAACGATGTGACGCACTGAACGGTGGTGTTAGTCAGAATGTATCGCCAGAACGCCAGCCCGATTTCCTTGCTGAAGCCACGAACCTCTGGCAGGTACATGGCGTGGCAATCGAATGTCAAAGGCTGAATCTCCTGATAGTAAACAATGCCGCCAAACTGACCGTACACGTTAACCTCAAAGTAACGGCATTCAGGCTTGTAGTCGTATCCATCACCGTTGTTGCTTCCGGCAATAATGTCAGGGTGATTTCCGACTGCTTCGATCAGGTCGATATTTCGCGTTGGTTTGAACTGAATCATTACTGCTCCGCGATTATCTTGATGGTTGTGGCAGTAAACGACGCACCATTCGACTGAATGGTTAACGTGCTGCCATTTGTGGCAAGAAAGCCGTCTTTATCCACGCTGAAGAACGTAGCTAACAGGATGTTATCGGTCGTTGTCGCCGAGTTGCGACTGCTTACCAGTGTGTCAGGAACAGAGCCGGAAAAGGTTAGCTGCATTGACCTGTTGGCGGTTCCGCTGGGCCACGTCCCGACGATCGACAGCTTGAAGAACAAGGTTTTGTTCTCGTTGAACACAACCATCTTGTTGTTAACGGTATCGAAGAATGGTGCCAACGTGCCGGATGACGGCGTGAGCGTTTTCAGCAGGCTAACAAGGTTGGTCGGCGCTGTCGGGATGGTTACAGATACGCCAGAGTAAACAACCTCTGACTTCTTGCGCGTAGTGGCATACTCAAGAGCATCGATGCGCGTTTCATGGTCTGAAACCTGCGATTCCAGCGACTGAACTCTGGTATCAAGCGACGCAATATCGCTTTCATTCTGAGCGATTCGCGTTTCATGTTCCTGAAGAGTTGATTCTGCCTGGCTGATTCGCTCCTCATGATTAACAAGCGTTGCTTCCGCAGCAGAAATTCGCTGCTCATGGTCAGCGAGAATCACATCCTGCTCATCGTTCCTGACTTGTGCGTCATAAGCGCCCTGTCCGGCCTCGTTGGCCTTGTTAGCCACATTACCAACATCAGTACCCTGTGCAATAACGTACAGCAGATATGACTGCGAGAAGATATTACGCGGAAGGACTGATGTGTCGAGTCGTGTAGCCTGAATGATTACCGGCACATTGAGATTCGAATCCGCCATTACTCAATCCTTATCTGGCAGCCAGACAGAGTGACAGGTGACTTCGTGATAACGCGCAATTTGAAGCCGACATTTTTCCTGATGCGCCCGACTCGCTTCCACAAAACACGTTTGTCATAAACGAACGGTTCATTCTGCTCAATCATCTGCTCACGCCCGTAATTGATGCCGTCAGTGGTTGCAGAGAGGAACAGGCGGTCGGCGTACTGAGCTACGCCAGTGGATGATTCCACCTCCAGATCGAAGCATCTGGCGTTATCCGCTTTGAACAGTGGAGTAAACAGCAGGTGTTCCTGTTGAAGCCCATACTGACTGCTGATATCGAACTGCAATTTCCCGGTCACCGATTCCAGCTTATCGCCGCACGTTATCTGATTGCCTTCGTAAATGAAGTCGATAGCGCGGTACACATCGTCATACAAGCCTGTTTTCAGCACACACCATTGCGGACCATTGGCGCTTGAAGATGCGTCGTAAACAAGAACATGGCGCGGCAGGTGAATAATCAGCAACTCATGAGCATCAAACCGCAACGATTCCATCACGCCATCAGCCAGTTCATCAGCAGTGTAGGAGCGGAGGATTTTCTCAATGCTCGCGCTGGCGATTGGTGACACCTGACCGGAGCCGATGATGTATACAGACGGCGCACCTGTTGCCGGATTGCTGATGAACGCATAGGAATCAGCAAACGGCGTTTTGCAGTAAGTTCCGGCAATGCCTTTCTGCACCATCAGCGATGGCTGTGCGACATACAAAGCAGCACCAACAGTGGTTGCACCAGTCAGGGAGAAATATTCAATCGTTGATGAACCAAAGCAGACAATGAAGTCTCGCCATGTTCCGATGCCGATGATACCGTCAGGCTGAGACTCGGCACGATATTGTGCGCTGTATCGGTCAGGATGTGATTCGTCTTCAAGGTCAGTGATAAACCATGAATCAGTGCCGTCTTTTGACCACGCATAACGCCCACGTAAGCGCGTAATGTCGCGAACTGAACCTAACTCATACTGCGTGAATCCGCTGCCTGTAGGCCAGTTTGAGACGGTTTTAACCGTGCCATCATAGCGATACTCAACCAGTTGACCATTAACGCCTACAGCCTGAGATGTTCGACCATGCGCCATTGATACGCGACCACTTCCGGCAACATCACCAACCTCGCTTTCTCCTTTGTACAGTTTGCCACCACACACGCGATAAACAGCACTCTGCGCCATGTTGTACTCGACGCCTCGCGATACTCCGTTCACATCAGAACGTTTGGCAATGCCCGGGAATGAACGAAGATATCCGCTGCTGTTAAGGATTTCTTTGGGTGTAGCCAACATATTCACTGGCAGATAGTCGATATAGTCGGCGTTTCGAAAGTCTTTGCCGACACCTTTCATAAGCGGAAGTTGCTGAATAGGCATTTATTCGCTCCCGTTATCGCAAGGTTCCTTTCGGTGGAAGTAATTCCAACCATTCCACTTCGCCAACTGGTTACCGCTACCAACAGGCATACGGTTTGGATAACCGGACTTACATTTAGCGGCTTTTGCTCTGTCCATTGCAGACAGTTTGACGAGTCGCTCTTTCCCGTATCTGGCAGTAGTTATAAGTTTTGCTGACGCTTCCAGCGCATAATCCGGAGCAATGCGGCAGGCAAGGTTGAAAATGACGGCATTGATAGCGTTATTTGATAAACCGTGCTCATCGCCCGGATCCGGAGCAACATCTGCATCAGCAAAAATGTAGCCAACGTTGATACCAGGTGACGCATCACCGCCAAGCCATTCAGCCATCATCATTTCAAGGTCGTTGATGCCGTCTTCCATAGACTGCGGTTCGACATCGGTTAACGTGGCATTTGATGCCACGCCGAGCTTACGTAATGCCGCAAGAACTAAATCACCCTTCGTTGTCAGGTTCATCTGCTGCCGCCTTAGGTTTTCGACTAGGCTTTTTACGCTGTTTTTCTTCTGGCTCTGGCTCTGGCTCTGGCTCTGGCTCTGGCTCTGCAACATCCTTCAGAAGGTCATCGGGATGTGCAAACCAACCAGCATTCAGATATTCCTGAATCTCTTCGGCTTTCACGATTTCAAAGTCGTAGCCAACGCCTTTCCACTTCTTCATGTCGCCATGACGAAAGATCATGTGTGTCATGTTTGTCTCCAGATAAAAAAGGGAGCCGAAGCTCCCTCTGGTTATCACGCAGTCTGGTTAGGCAGACCAACACCAATTGCCTCTGGTCGTACAGCACATGCTGAATACCACACAGCAATACGGCACTTACCAGACAGAGTGTTGATATCACCCTGCGTTGCGAAGATGCCGTTAACACCAATACCAGGAATGCTGAAGGAAGACGTTTTCATGCCAGCAAACAGTTCATGGGTTACCGGGATCGGCTGAGATAGCAGGCGGATTGAGTCATCAGCCCAGAACACGTTAGCGGTGGCTGTTGCCACGTTCAGAACGTTTACCGGAGTGGTATTAGCAAGAGATGTGTTTACGTTAGCGTAAGCCTTCTCTTCTTTTGTCAGTGAAGCGTCATCCAGTGCAATCGGTTTCGGCGTGATTTCGATGTGAGTATCATCGATCACACGGGTGATTGAGAAAGTAGCATCATCAGTCAGCACGTTCTTCGCCATCTGAGACAGGAATTTCACACCAGTGAAGCTGATTTTGTCGCCGCGCTTAAATCCGGTGGTGGAAGATACGGTCACCGTTGCAACACGGTTGTCGACGTTCTCTTTGTTACCATCGGTATCAAGGGTGTATGCCTGCGGCTTAAACTTCTGCGCACCAGAAACAGTTACACCAGTAGCGGTTGACTTGGTAACTGCCGGAAGTTTCGGTGAGCGAAGAATTTCATCAAAGCCAGCAATCTGACGCTGAATAGTACCGTTGCGATACGCTTCTTCAGGAACGCGACCGAAGATGTCACCATCTACCAGGTTACGGCCTGCTTTGCGGTAATCGTCAGGGTTCAGGAAGTAACTGATGCCCATGTCGCGGTTGAGTTCTCTGGAGAACATCAGGCGCTCTGCATCAGACACAAAATCCCAGCCAGACAGGCCAGTAGATGGACCAATTGCGCGGGTATCGTGAACAACAAGCGAGCCCATTTCAGTTGCCTGTTTGGCAATCGCTGACTCAATGTTATTCGCCAGTTTTTTGGCGGATGCCTGGATGCGGCGACGGTAAGAACGCTCATCACGCAGGTCATCTGCACGAAGCTCGAAGAAATCGTTATCCGGATCGCCCATGTTGCATTTCACGGAAAGCTCCAGAATCCCGGTTGCCTTGCCAGTTAAATCCCAGCCAGTCTGGGTTGGCGCTTCCTGCTCAACAGGCATCCACACGGTGTTGCTTGAACGCTGCATGGATTCTGCCGGAGGGGTGTATTTTGTCACTTTGGACGCCATTGGCGTCAGGTTCTGGACGGTTTCGATGATTTCATCCAGAGCATACGTGACCAGTTGACCTTCATTTAATGCCATTATCGAATTCCTTTATTCAGTTGCGCCTTGAGCTTGCGGTACGTCTCTACATCCCCTTTGTTTGCTGCCGCTTCCATCTGCTTTTCAATCGCAGAGATATTTGCAGCAACAGCATGTCCCTGAATGGGTTCATCAGGTAACGGGGCTTCTGAAACAGGCTTGGCTCGAGGCTTGAGAGTTAAACGTTCTGACAGTCGAGTGAGTTCAATCAGTGCGGATTGCCCGTCCATCGCCAGCAACTGGCGTGTTTTCTCAGGATTAGCACCAAGGTGATACATGAGAGCAGCGGATTTCTCCGGGAAGAGGCGCATGATGTCGGCACCGACTGCTGGCGGCACCAGTTGCATGAATGCATCCTCTTTCTCCTGATAGTCAGGGATATTGAGCTTTTCCGCTGCGTCGTAGTGCTTACGGGCTGCCTCGACGTATTGCGCTGATTGCTGGGTGAACTCCTGAGTTTTGCGACCCTGCTCGGCGACAGCCTGGCTTCGTGCGTCCATAGCCTTGATCTGCCATTCACTGTTTGCTTGCTGGAAGGCAGCCAGTGCGCGGCTCTGGTCATAGTCGTACTTAGCCAGTGCATCTTCGGAAAGATAATCGTTAGGGTCTGGTTGTTTTGGTAACTCAGGGTTCACCCGCAGGTGCTCCGGCAACTCTCCACGCTTAACCGCTTCCATCTGCAGCTCAAGCTCACGCTGGCGTTTGCGTTCGATGCGGCGACGGGCAAATTCAGCATTAGTTGCCGGGTCTTGTTTTGGTTTCTCATCGTCTTTCAGGACAATCTCGAAGCCTTCTTCCTGACCTGCGTTGTCGTTGGCATTATCGACAACTAAGCCATCAGCAGATGCCGCTGCATGATTGCCGGGCAGGGTTAATTCTTCAGAAGCCTGAATGTCGGTGGTTTGGTCCATGGTTAACTCTCTCTTATTGAGGTGTCTCGGCTACTCCGCCGGAGGGGATTTGAACTTGACGCATAAGATTCGCGAAATCCATGCGTTGTGAATGAGTCTGGTCTGCATCTTTAAGAAGCAGCTCAGCGTTAGCACGAGCATCTTTGCTGCGCTGTTGCTGGAATTGACCTACGAGCTTGAGGTACTCACGCAGTTCTGCCTGCTTGTCGAGGTCCATATTGTTGAAGATTTCCGCAATCTTCGCGGCGTTGAGTTGGTTTTGGGCTTCAACCTTGGCGGCTTCAACCTGAATCTGCGCCTGTTGGTTCTCTGCCTTGAGCAATTCAGCCTGACCTTGCAGAAGGATACCCTGCGCCTGAATTTGCTCTGCTGATGGCTGCTGCGGCTGCTGTTGAGCCTGCTGTACCATCTCCATCTCTTCAGGTGTTTCTGGTTTCTTCAGCCCCATCATCACCAGTTGCTTGTTCGCGTACTCTCGCATCATCTCGACGCCTTTACCATCAAGCAGCGTGAAGTATTGCAGCATCAGCATCTGGAACTCTGGAGTACCTTGTGGAACCTTGGTGAGTAACTCCTGAATCTCTGCGCGGTTCTGTTCCTTCATACTCTGGAAGGATGGTCCAACGTCTGTATAGCACTCATAGCGACCGCGAATGTCGTTGAGTGTGACCACATTACCGGACTGGTAATCGACAACTTGCGCGTAGAGTTGAACGTCTTTCTCGCTACCATCTTCAAGTGTCAGCGTTACATGACGAGGAACGTCATAAATATCGTTGACCATTGAGGCATAAATCTCGCCATCACGTCGCATTGCGGTAGCCAGGTTATCCTGAAACACATATGTCTCAAGGTCTGCTCGCATGTTCAGTTGATTGACAGTATCGAAAGCGACCTGAGAGTTTGCTGCCTGCGCATCCACGCCAAGACTAGCCACCTCTTTCACTGCGTTGGTGGCAGCCTCAAGCATGTAAGCGTTGGCTTGCGGCACTTCAGGGTTTTCCATGTAGGAGATTGGACCAATCGGCAGGTCGTTACCGTTTTCATCGGTCCTGTTCTGCAGATAGTACGGATAGTCATCATTTCCACCGTACATGTATTCGTAGCCTTCGATTTGCTCAGGGAAGAAGGTCGGTTTCTTCTTCGGTGAACGAGCAACAATATCGGCGTTGAACGACATGATCATGTTACGAAGGCGTTGACCGTCTTTCGTCAGCCTTACCACTCCTTCGTAGCACTCCTTGTCACCAGCGAATGACCATTCACCATACACTGGAACGATTGGAATATGCTCTCCGGCTATCTTCTCGCGGTCTTTCAGTATCTGCGTACAGGTGATGATCGACTTATACACACGCCGACGCTTCACCTTGCGCTCTGCTACCTTAATGAATCCACGATTAGCCAGGTCGTCGATGACGTCTTTGATATCCTGCTGGTAATAGCTTACCGGCTCACCTGTCAGCGGGTCGCGGTAGATGAAGACTTTCTCTTTCTTCTCTTCGACCTCGTAATACTCAGCGACGTAGACGACATCATTCGATACCCACGGAAACAGCCATGTATCGTTCGGATTCTGGAAAGATGGCAAGGTGTCCGGATCAATACCGTAATCCTCTGCAAACTCTTTCCAGCCATTGCGCGACAAGGCGTTAATCACCGTGCAGTGCTTAGCGTCGCTCTTATCCATCTGCTTGCTGTTGGCGTCCCATATGACGTGTGAGCAGGCTTCATGAATTGGCAGGCGTCGAATTACCTGATTGTTGCTTGTTGGATCGTTGTCTTCGTACTGCGTGACCAGACGCCATGCACCAACGCCGGACTCTATCTGCTCACGAACGCCAATGTTAACGGCAATTTTTGCCGTGTTATGGCGCATATCAGTACGATACATCCCCATCAACACATCGGCTGCATCAGGATTAGCACCGTCTTTTGGTCGGAAGAGAACGTCGATAGGGTTCCGGCGCATCTCTGCGACCAACTTCCTGACCACCGGGCGGACAACATCGAATTGTCCGCGATATTGCAGGGTGGTGTAGTTTGATAGCCAGTCATCCCATTGCGACACTCGGCTAAAATACAGGTCATTTGTCGCCTCGGTTCTGGCTTCATCGCTCGCCATCCAGTCTGCGTCAAACTTACACAGAATGGAATTGAGTCTGTTTTCGTCGGCCATTTAAGTTCTCCGTGCGATGGGCCTGATTGGGGCTGGTATCTTTTTCTCTTTTGGCTTTTTGATGTCGCGCATCATTTTTGCGAAGCGGCGCATCATGTATGCATAGCGAACGGCGGATAGCACGTCGTCGTTAAGCTTGACGATTTTCCCGTTTTCATCACGGTGATAGAGGCGGAACTCCTCAAAGAATGGCTCACAGGTGTTGAATACTTTGAAGCGACCGTCGAGCATCATGTCTCGCAATTCAGTGATGCCAGGCTCAACAGCGTTACCGCCATCAGGCCATGTCGCATGCTCCTGCAACATCATAAAACCAGCGTCGGCATACTGCCCTTTGAGCTGCTCACCGCCGCCCTTCTCATGCTGGTTTCCGTCATGAGGCCATGCGGTTGGCACTTTATGCGCCCATGATTTAACGGCTCCCCATGCCTGAACGGCTGTTTTTTCTTTCGCCTTCCACACGCGTGAAACGTAGATTGTGTCTGCGTCCTTATCCCACCAAAGCTGAACCTGCGCCTGTGGGTGATCCCATCCGAAATCCATCCCGCCAATTACGTAGAAGTGATCAGGGCACTCGAACGGCTGACACTTAATCGTCTCTTCCGGTATCTGGAAGATTCTCCCGCTACCCATCGTAGGAATACCGCGAGCACGCGCCTCTCTCTCATGCTCAGGATAGGATGCGATGATTTGCTCTTTCTGCTCGTCGGTGTAGTGCTCAGCGTCATAGATGGTCATGTTGACCACTTTCTGCGACTTGCTGGGATTCTTCAGGAACTTGGTAACAACGTCAGACATCCCCATCAGCGGGGTAAACGTCAGAATTGAGAATTGCCCGTATTTGTTGGTACGTGTAAGACCTTCACCATAAATGCTGTATGGTGGCTCTTCGTCAAACCACACGCCGTGGATTGTGTCACCCTGCCAGCGAGCACGGCCTTGCGAGTATGGCTTGAAGTAGCAGATTGAAATGCCATCTTCAACGCCATCAGCCGTGTGATGCTTAACCAGAAGATGATCAACAAGGTTCGGAAAGAAAGGAGACTTCTTCCAGCTAATGATGTCTTCTTTCGGTATGGAACCGTAGCCAGGTTCATCATTCTCTTCGATACGACCGCACAGGATGCGTTGAGTCGTTTTGGTTACAGTCTCGTTTGTCTCGCCGCCAATCCAGAAGACAACAGGCTCATAGAAACGCTTACCTTTCCACTCACCGCCATATTTACCATCAGCAGGATAGCCTTTTGTGCCCGGATAACGCCCGGTAAGGTGAAACGCGACTTCAGCAGCACCAGTAAATGACTTACCAAGCTGGTTACCAGCCATAAAACATCGCTCTGGATAGTCATGCCCGGCGTCGATGAACTCACGCTGTTTGCTGTATGGCGTAAATTCATATAGCAGGTGTGTGTTCCGGTAGTTTTCTTCTTCTTCGAGTAGCTCGAGCAATTCGATTTGCTCTTCGTCGCTCAGGTTATCAAGAATCGCGTCCAGTTCCACGGTTGAATAGCTCCTTGATACGAGAGCGTCGCTTATCGCGATCTCCCTTATCAGGTGTCACGTCTTCAACTTGCGACTGCTCTTTGAGGCCCAAATCACGGGCGATGATGTTAGCGTTGAGAAGGTCAGCGGCTGCGCCAGAGAATTTCTGGTCGTAGATGATGTCTTCCGCTCGTGATGTGACGTCAGAAAAACCTTCCATTGACCGGAAGGTTCCCCATGTTTGCCTGGTGATATCAAGGAAGGTACACAATCCTGAAATAGTCATGGCTCGCATCTTAGGGACATTAGCCTTAATTATTTCTCCCTGATATGAAAATACCTTACCCTCCCATAACGGGTTATCATCAGCCCACTCGAAGTATTCACAACAAGCAGCCCACAGCGCCTCAGGCGATTCGAATTTAGGATTTCGCCCATGACTACTGCGGGCCTCCCAAAATCGGTTGCCCTTTGGTGCTGCCATATTGATTATTTCCCTTCTGCTTGCTTATCCCATTCATCGCGGAATTTGGATGGGTTGTCGAAGCCCTGAGAGCCTGAACAAACGTTGATTACCATTACTTAGCTCCTTCCTGCTTGCCTGTGTTTGATGTCGTTTCAGCAGCAGCCCCAGAGCAATTAATGCTACCCGCAACACCATATCCATAACCAGTCTTGAAGAAATTGTTGCCAGTAAATTGGTTAACAATCTTCCCGCAGCACGGGCAGCGTTGGCATTGGCAATAAGGGGATTGATTATTCCAGTGATGCATCTTGTTTCTCCTGAATGAATGGCAGGAAGTGATTAACCATCCTGTCCAGCATGTAACAGTACGTCTCGTTGGCATCTTCAGGCCTTGTCGTCACGCCGACATCAGAGCAAACGTAAAAGCAGACGTGGGCGCACTCATGAACGAGCGTAGCGATCTGCTGATCGAATACTCCAATCAGATAGCATCGCTCACCCGTATCAGTGTTTTCATAGCTGCTTGCAAGCCCAAGATTGAATGGCTTCTCATCCCCGCTGCCGCCAAGGAATTTATCAGCGTGCTGAAACTGTTCTCTGGTTGTTGCGAGGTAGACGTGTGCACTTTGAAACAGCGGAATGGTGAACGCCGGGAGTTTGTGCCATTTGGCCTTAGCCATATCACACTCCAGCGGTGAACAGGTCTAACGCTTCCTTCGATTTACGCACCGCTTCGATAGTGCGGGTCGTGATATCTGAATTAGCGCCGCCTGACTGGAAGTGAATTTTGAATAGCTCAAGCTTCAGCTCGTCAGTACCAATGAACTGAAATGCTTCTTCTGCGGCTGCGTTCTGGTTCATGACCAGCTTGTAAATCTCTAACTGGAATTTCTGTTCTTCAGTCATGGGAATAATCTCTGCCATTGTTGGCTCCGTTTATCCGTTAAAAGGGATATCAGTTAAGTTATCCCGTGTAGGGTATAAGCCATTATCAAAGCCACTCAGTAAGGAATGGCTTTTGTAATAACTACTGTTCGCTTAGCTTCTGCTTCAGCAAGTAACCTTCGAGCATCCAGATTTTGTTTACAGCATTCTGCCGGGCAATCTTCCGACCAATTTCTGCATCAAAATTTTCCGGACTTGCACAGGCACTCTCTCCGGTGACGGTGAAGCCGTTGCGCAGCACCAGGACGCAGAACGTCAGCAGAGAAAGTGATTCGTGCGGCTGGTAGTTTACCTCTCCGCCAGTATGTTTCTCTTTTATGGCTTTGCCAAAGGCACCATCCTCTGCTGTGAAATATGCCTCCTGAGCAATAATTCCTTCGATATGGTCTGGCGTAACTCGCGGTGCCGTTTTGCCTTTCTCAACGATTTCTTTTTCGATTTGCTGGTCGTTCATAATTATGACCCTGTAGAGTGGTTGCTTGATTAGGATGTCTTTCCATCAGTCCGCCACCACAAAGAATCTTTTTTGCCATAAGGCTGGAGGTTCATCTTTCAGTGGCTGACAGTGTTATTTCCCCACTTACTGGCTTGGGTTGTTTCGCTGTACTGCCGTAACTGGTTGCCCAGAATAAATTCCGGTTTCATTATCAAGCCCACCCGTAGATGGGCTTTGTGATGGCATCTTCAATTAATCAGCAATTCGGGCTGCGTCACCTGCAAGATGTATTCATGCTCGACAGCCAGGACACGCTTCTCTTTCTTCCGTTCGTTCATTAACCGACTGCCGATCGTACCTTTCAGCTTTGAGCGTGTTTCTTTGATGGCGTAGCGGTGCTGCATTTCTTCGCCAATTGCCATGCGGCGGCTCAGTTGCTCTGCCATCCAGTTGAATGCTGCGATATAGCTCTCCTTGATTGCCGCAGCAGCTTTCCCGGTGAACCCCATCACAACCATGATCCAGCCATCTTTCGTCAGGCTGTACATCGGGCGAACCTTGCCCTGCTCATCGATATAATCAGCCGACGCAAAATTGCGTTGGCTAAACTCACGCGAGCAATCAGCCTTAACCTGCTCGATTTTCCTGAGAACATCACCGTGTCGCTTGCCGAAGTACTTGGCAATTTTTCTGGATGTGGTAACGACCTCTCCGTTTTTGGCTTGCACCATTTCTCGGAAGTCGAAGGCTGGAATAACTGAATGATTATTCATAGCGTCTTTACCTTTTAGAAAGTGAGCCTGTCTCACAGAAAAGCCGCCCGAGAGAGGTCGCCACCTATAACGGCATTTCTCAGGCTCGCTTACTGAAAGGCTCTCGTTAATATGCGCGTGAGATGCGCTGTGAAATTCAGATATAAAAAGCCCCGCGAATGCGAGGCTAAATCCTGGTATTTGTAATGAACTGGCTCTTATCTCAACGCAGCCCCTTACTGCGCGCCAGATGCTCAATATCAAGCATCAGCAATGAGATGTTTAATCTGGATTCACTCCAGAAGTGATCACCACCCTGTCTACAGAGCCAGATGTGAAGGATGATGAGTAAAATTATCGCTATCATCGAAGGCATTGCGTCCTGATGTATTCCTGCAGGTAGTTAACCTGCGCGGTTATTCTGTCGATTCCACTTCGGAGACGGTAATAATTGAGTTCAGCATCTGCTGTAAGTCTTGGGCTTTCTCCATCGCCCATGCCGCTGGCTCCGGTCGTTGACTTTGCACAGGTGGCGGCGACTTGCAGGCGCTTACGACCAGCAGAAACATCAGCACGGAGACTTTCGATAGTCGCGTTAGCATCAGCAAGCTCCTTTGTGTATCTGGCGTCAAGTTCTGCTACATCACGTTGACGCTTCTGCATGTCAGCGATTGTGGATGTGGCTTTATCGCGCTGCTCTTTGTAGGAGATGGCGTTATCACGGTAATGATTAACAGCCCATGACAGACAGACGATGATGCAGATAACCAGAGCGGAGATAATCGCGGTTACTCTGCTCATACCTCAATCTCTCTGACCGTTCCGCCTGCTTCTTTGAATTTTGCAATCAGGCTGTCAGCCTTATGCTCGAACTGACCATAACCAGCGCCCGGCAGTGAAGCCCAGATATTGCTGCAACGGTCAATTGCCTGACGAATATCACCGCGATCAATCATCGGTAAAGCGCCACGCTCTTTAATCTGCTGCAATGCCACAGCGTCCTGGCTTTTCGGAGAGAAGTCTTTCAGGCCAAGCTGCTTACGATAGGCATCCCACCAACGGGAAAGAAGCTGGTAACGTCCGGCGGCTGTTGATTTGAGTTTCGGATTTAGCGTGACAAGTTTGCGGGGGTGATCGGAGTAATCAGTGAACAGCTCGCCACCGACAATAACATCATAACCGTGATTTCTGGTTTTCTGCCGTCCGTTATCTGTTCCTTCTGACCACGCCAGCATATCGAGGAACGCCTTACGTTGATTATTGATTTCCACCATCTTCTACTCCGGCTTTTTTAGCAGCGAAGCGTTTGATAAGCGAACCAATCGAGTCAGTACCGATGTAGCCGATGAACACGCTTGTTATATAAGCGAGATTGCTACTTAGTCCGGCGAAGTCGAGAAGGTCACGAATGAACCAGGCGATAATGGCGCACATCGTTGCGTCGATTACTGTTTTTGTAAACGCACCGCCATTATATCTGCCGCGAAGGTACGCCATTGCAAACGCAAGGATTGCCCCGATGCCTTGTTCCTTTGCCGCGAGAATGGCGGCTAACAGGTCATGTTTTTCTGGCATCTTCATGTCTTACCCCCAATAAGGGGATTTGCTCTATTTAATTAGGAATAAGGTCGATTACTGATAGAACAAATCCAGGCTACTGTGTTTAGTAATCAGATTTGTTCGTGACCGATATGCACGGGCAAAACGGCAGGAGGTTGTTAGCGCAGCCTCTTGCCACCCGCTTTCACGAAGATCATGTGTAGAAGGCCGCAGCGTAACTATCACTGATGAGTTCAGGATAGCCAGTGGCTACGGCTCAGTTATGGTGCTGGTTAACGGACTTGAACCGCTACCCATTCGCTTACAAGGCGACTGCTCTACCATTGGAGCTAAACCAGCATATTTGGCGGGACAGCGTGGACTCGAACCACGATAAGAAGGTTAACAGCCTTCCGTAATGACCTTTATACGACTGACCCAAATAAAAAAAGCCACCGTTGCAACTTAAGAGTCACTAACGGCAGCTTATGCCAATAGTGTTGCTCATTTGCTCAATGATGTCAACACGTTCTATGCTACATGTTTAATTTTCTCTACACGTTTCCGATTTTTAAACGCACTATCCAGAACCGGGTAAATCATAAACAACGAGGCATTAAGGATTTCGTCAACTTCCCGTCGACAGGTTGCGAGCGATGGTTTTTGAATGCGCCCGCCGCCACGGCATAACATCTTGCGAGGTCTTGCGACGCGATGATAGTAAGATGCAATGGCGTGCTTGGAAGAGCCATGAGCGTAGTAGCTGAGGAGGATTCCAAAGGCTTTCTTGTCAATGTACATGACGGAATCGACGACCCGAGAAATCAACATTCCATCATCATCATTACACATTGCCCTTGTCATAACTCTTCCCGGCTCTACGCTCTCCATGAACTTCGCTATTACGCTGCTCATGCGCTTTTCCAGACGACCTGAATAAACCCATGCGCCCCACAGTTCAAGCCAGCCATTCAGCCACTCGTGCTGCTCTTTGGTGAGGTTTAGTTCTCTTATGCTCATCGTCTTCCCCTCTTGCCTTGTTTGACCATCAGGACGCCGTTAACTATTACGTGACGCTCGCCTTTGCTGTCTCGGTTGTACTTGAGCACTGTTCCTCTTGCGCA